GTTTATGTGAAAAACGACAAAGGTAATGTGGTTAAGGTTAACTTTGGCGATCCAAACATGGAAATCAAACGTGATGATCCTGATCGTCGTAAGTCTTTTAGAGCAAGACATAAATGCGATACAAACCCAGGCCCCAAATGGAAGGCAAAATACTGGAGTTGTAAATTCTGGGAGTCTAAAAAGAGTGTTACAGATTTAACATAGAAACCATACTATATGAGAAAAAGAACAAGAAGACCAGTTAAGAAAACAGATGCTAGACCGATAAAAAGAGGTAAAGATAAAAAATCAAGAAGAACCACTGTTAAACCGGTAAATGCTAAAACAGATAATCATCATGATTATATCATGTCTATAATTAACAATCCGATTACAATCTGTGTTGGGCCTGCTGGATCTGGTAAATCTTATATTAGTGCAGGGATGTTCGCAAACTTTTTGTATGAAGAAAGTTTTGATCAGCTTATAGCGACTCGTCCATTAGTATGTTCTGGTAAAGATTTGGGATCATTACCCGGAGAAATGAATGAAAAGATCGCACCTTATTTAAAACCTATTGAAGAAAATATCAAAAGTTTTCTTGGTCAGGCCAATTATGGACTTCATTTTAATAATGGTAAAATTAGATATGAGCCACTAGAGGTTATGAGAGGTGCTACTTTCGATTATTCTTGTATGATTTTAGATGAAGCACAGAACTGTACTTTAGATCAATTAAAAATGTTTATCACTCGCATGGGAATAAATTCAAAGATCGTTATCAATGGAGATATTAATCAAACAGATTTAAGATCTCGTAGTGGACTTGAAACTTTAATTAGAAAAGTTGAAGATATTGAAGGAGTTGGAGTTTGTTATCTAACTCATGATGATATTCAAAGAAATGGGATTATTGGTGAAATTCTTAGAGCACTGGAGGAATAATGCCGACATATGATTATTTATGCTCAAATTGTCAAGCCGAGTTAAAAGATGTATACCAAAGTATAACCGAAAAGGCTATAATACACTGTGTTAGTTGCGGGGAAGATGCTTTAGAAAGAGTTATTCATCCTCCAATGGTCTTTGTTCGCCAAGAAGCTACAACATTAGGTCAATTGTCTGAACGTAATGCTAAAAAGCTTGGAAGTGCAGAAGTTCAAGAGAGAACACTAAAAGACAAGGATTCAAAAAAATCCGCACTTAAAGAAGCAAAAAAAGAAATGAATTCTCAAATCAATAAAATGAATGCAGCACAAACACGTCGTTTCATAGAGGGCGGATAATGGAACAATACAAAAGCGTTATTATGGTGGTTCCATATATAGGTATTACAGATAATGGAAATACTTTCTTACAACCTTTGGCTAAAGAAGAAGTAGACTTTATAGGTCATGATCTATGCAGTAGTCTTCAGCTTGAAGAAAATCATGAATCATATATTGACTGCATAAAACACTTAAAAGAACAATTAGAACTTATTTTAAAAACTGATTCATTAACGGAGGATATAAATGCCGACAAAGAAGACTAACCGACAAACAAGACGAGTCAATAGAAAATCTAAAGCTCAAGAACCTACACAGGTCGTAGCAGTAGAGGATCTTTCCAAGGTTCAAAAATTCTATGTTGAAAGCAAATGTTCTAGTATGACCTTATCTGATGTTTCTTCTGATTTAGGTCTTGACCAATCTCTAGTATCATCTTACTATGATGAATGTAAAACCAAAGCTGAAAAAGATTTTACAGTTGATAAACTGATGAATATTAATAGTAAACGCGGTTATGCGGTAATGAGTCAAGAAGCTTCGGAGAAAGGTGATGCCACAAAAAAAGCACCAGCAAAAAGAGACACAAGTCACATCCACAAAATCCGGCCAGATAAGTAAACAAAGAATTGCAAAATGCACCGACAAAACTCCTTTTAAATCCATACATAAGGCTGGCTATGTAACTCCCGGAAACTATATCGCAGAATTAATATTTCAGAAAAGAAATGAGCATTTTAATTCTGGCAAAAATGCTGAGAGTTTTTGGCTAAAAGGTAACAAATTACACGGTGCCTATAAAGGAGAGGTAATTGCTGCAAATAAATTGTTAAAAGATTACCATGCTGATTCAGTAATTAAAGCAATACGGTCTCCACAGGCTAAGTTTATATTAAAACTATCTAAAAAAGAAAATAGAAATAAGCTTATCCCCATCATTGAAAAATTTGAAAAGGAGCGTAAAGAAAAAGAAATAGTTGCTTCTGACAATACTAAAGTTGAAATATCAAAACCATTTAGTCAAGGTAAGAATATATTGAAAGGTTTGTAATTGATGGCAAAAGCAAAAAAGAAAGTTGATCTTAGCACAGATAAGGCTATTGAAAAAGAATTTGGAAAAGTATTGTCTGCCGGGTCAGAATTAGTCTCAGCTAGAAAAGAACTAAAACCACTTACGGTTAGCCCCAGTCTTGACCTAGCACTTAATGGAGGTCTATTGGAGGGTAGTTGGACAATTATCAGTGGAGATCCTAAGACTGGAAAGAGCAGCACTTGTTTACAGATATGCAAAAACGCACAGGACGATGGACGGCCTGTGGTTTATGTAGATGGAGAAAGTCGCCTAAAGGTATACAATCTGGTTGGAACAGAAGGTTTGGATCTTGATAAGATTCAGGTCGTGCATAGTCCAGAAGAAGGCGAATCACTTGCTGCTGAAGACTTTCTTAAGATTGCTGAAAATCTAATCAAGCGTCCAGAAAACAAAGGTGCTGTTTGCGTTATCGATTCATGCTCATCTCTCGTGCCACGAGCAGAACTTGAGCAAGACGCCTCTGGTAACATCAGAAACAACCTACCTCGCCTCCTAAGCCACTGGATTAAAAAGAACGCTCAGACGGTGGTCAAAAATAAGATCATCGTAGTGATCATTACACACTACATCACAAACACAAGTGGATATGGCAAAATCAAAGTTCCAGACTGTGGTGTCATGGTGCAATATCAAGCGGATACTAGACTGGATGTTGCCCGAATAGAACCTTGGGAAGAGGGCGGTAAAAAGGTGGGTCAATTGATTCACTGGAAGATTAGCTGTTCGTCTATGGGTGCTTCTGGTGCTGAGTGTATTAGCTACTTAAAATACAACAAAGGTATCGACAAAGAAAAAGAAATCATCGAACTTGCTGAATCTTTTGGTATTGTCGACAAAGCTGGTGCTTGGTACAGTCTTCCATTCTTGGAGGGCAGAGAAGGTTATGAAGAAGCACCCAAGTTCCAAGGTCAAGCAAAAATCTACGACTTTCTGGTTGAAAATAAGTCTGTCTACACAGAAGTAGAAGATCAAGTTAGAGAGATGCTGGCGGATGTTTAGAGTAGTTGGATTTGACGGCAACGAGCACAAATTTAACTTCTCCAAAAATAAATCAAGAAAACATCACAGCAAAAAGTCATCTCTGCATAAAGAAGTAAGGGTTATACTTCAGGAGTTATATCCTACATATTCCCTATACGAAGAGGTTACACTTCCCGGAAGTAAAAAACTGGGAAGATCTTCTCTTTTATATGCTGACTTTTTCATTCCAGACCTTATGATGATCGTAGAAGTTCACGGTAAACAGCATTATTCTTACTGCTCGTTTTTTCATAAAACCAAAATGGATTTCGTAAAGTCTAAAAAAAGAGATGCTGATAAAATAGAATGGTGTACATTAAATGGTATCAAAATCGCCATCCTACCTTATAATGAAAGAAAAGAATGGAAGAACTTAATATTGAAGACGCAGACTCAGTCGCTGGACTAAGCAATTTCACAGAATGGGTTGAATCTTTCTGTAAGGAAAATAATATACCAAATTTTAAAGTTGATGATGAATGTGAGTATATTCTCAGTATTTCGTCTGAGACTATTGCTGGACTTGATGCAGATGAATGTTTTGCATACAGTCTACAAATAATGAATTATGCTGGTGCGTTACAAAGAAAGTTAGATTTAATTAGAAGCCAGTTCAACTGGTGTGAAGAGGCAATAAACTATCTTTGTGCTAAGCAGTGGGACCAACAAGATAAGTTCATGCCAGCGGAAATCAAAAAGAAGAACATCATTCGTGACAATTCTTATGCGGTAGTTGTTGAAAAATGCCGACTAAGGTTGTATGCTGGTATTCTATCGCTGGAAGAGACATGTAAAGACCTAAAGAAGCGAGCGAATATATTTCAAGACTTAGGAAAAGGAAAGAGTTTCAGATGACATCTACAGTTAAAAGCTTAGAAATTATTACCGACCACCTTACGCAGGTGGCAGATTTACTGCACGAAGCTATTACTGATTCGGAATGGTGCCTTGTTTCTGAGGCATATTATATTCTGTGCGGTGAACGTATTGATATTCCAGAACGTGTTGAAGAAGATGATACAACAGCCTTGTTAAAGCAGATGATGTCAAGGCTTGACAGTCTTGAAAACGAGAAACAACCCACAAAACCTAAGAAGAAAAAAGGACGACCGAGAAAGAAGAAGGTTGAAGAAGAACCAACCCCTAAAGCAAAAGATGATTTTACCATTAGCGATACTAATAGATCCAGAAAAGTTAGCGACAGGGTGATATCTGAAAATAAATTTGAAGAAATGGAAGATGTTATTGCTGAGGCTGGAAAAGATAGTGGTTTTGATCAAATCGATGATAGTAAACAAACGAATAGAAAAAGAAATACAAGAAAGAAATATAAGCAAGTTGATGTAACGTGTGGATCTTGTAATAATACCTTTCAAGTAAATCCTATGTTTGCCCGTGAGAATTATATTTGTGATGCATGTATTTCCAGGAGAATTTGATAGTGTCTAAAGAAACCGAATTGAAAAATGTAGCTTCTGAGCGTGCTGTTCTTGCAGGACTTCTACAACACGGTAAAGAGTGCTTTTTAGAAGTTGAACTATTTGTAAATGAAGATAGTTTTACAATTGAAAATAACAAGGTTTTATATAAGTGTGTCAAACACTCTTTTGAAAGCGGAGATGTAGTTGGTTATACAGAAATTCTTTCATCAGCAAAAAGTCTTAATCTAGACGAATTTGTTGAAAAGAATGATATGTTAAAACATATTACTGGCGTTATGAACACCCCTGTAAATATCAATAATGTTGGTGAACATGCTAAAAAACTAAAAAGGCTTGAATTTGCCAGAACCATGCAGGGGCAACTACGGGATATATATTTGAACTTAAATAAAGTTACTGGAGATGAAGATGTAGCCAGTATCTTGTCAATTGCAGAAGCTCCTATCCAAGATGTTTGTCTTTCTTTTATGAAAGAAGATGACTTGTCTCCAAAAGCAATTGGGGAAGGTATTCATGAATATCTTGAACACATCACAAATAATGACGGTAAATCTATTGGTATACCAACCGGTATGGCGGCTTTTGATAAAGCTATTGGAGGAGGTTTGCGTCGTAAATGTGTCGATCTTATTGCTGCTCGTCCTAAGACTGGTAAATCTGTATTAGCTGATAATATCGCTCTACATATCGCTGGAGAATACAATATACCAGTACTTATGCTTGATACCGAAATGAGTACAGAAGATCACTGGAATAGAATCATTGCAAATAAAAGCGGTGTTGAAATTAATGATACCGCATCTGGCAGATTTGCCACCGATCCAGAAAAAGTAGACGCTGTTAAAAAAGCTGTAGAGTTTATCGATTCAATACCTTATGATTATATTGGCATTGCAGGTAGACCATTTGAAGAAACGCTATCTATTATTAAAAGGTGGTTGTTGAAAAAGGTTGGATATGATGAAACCGGTAGATTGCATGATTGTGTAATTATATATGATTATCTAAAACTTATGTCGTCTGCTAGTATTAATAATAATTTAGCAGAATTTCAAGTTCTTGGTTTTCAAATTACTTCTCTACATAATTTCTGTGTAGAAAATGATTGTCCCTGCCTTTCATTTGTACAGCTCAATAGGGATGGAATTACCAAAGAATCTACAGATGTAGTTTCTGGTTCTGATAGATTGGTTTGGTTATGTACGTCATTTTCAATTTTTAAAGATAAAACAGATGAGGAGAAAGTAACAGATGGAATTAACAATGGAAATAAAAAGCTAATACCTATTGTTTCTAGACATGGGCCAGGAATGGAAGATGAAGGTTATATATGCTTGCAAATGGATGGTCAGTTTGCGAAAATAAAAGAAGTTGGTACTATTAGAGAAATAAAGAGCAATGCAAACAACAATCAACAAGGATTTGCAAATTCAGAAGATGCAGATCTTGAAGAAGAAACTAGTGAAGAAGATTTTTGATCTTTTTACATTTTTTGAAATTGATGAATACTATGAATCACATAATTTATTAATTAGTTGTTGTCCAATTCATAAAGGCGATAATCCTACCGCTTTCAATATTAATATTGATGAGGATAATGAAGAACATTGCGGTAAATGGTTCTGTAATACTCAAGGATGTCATAATGATAAATCCGGCAACGATATTATTTCACTAGTCTGGATGTTGCTTGAAAACAAATTCAATAAACCTTACAAGTTTCCAGAAGTTGTAAGTTTTTGTCAACATTTTTGTTCAGATGTTAAAGTGAATACATCGTTTGTTTCTAGGTCATCAGATGCATTAGATAAGTTACTGAAGAACACAAAAAAGATCGAAGAGGTATCTAATAAGATTACAAGAGACAAGGTTAGAAAACATCTCACTTTTCCTGCTCAATACTATATTGATAGAGGTTTTTCTGAAAAAGCATTAGATCTGTTTGATGTTGGATTATGTACTAGATCAGATAGTCAAATGTATCAACGTATCGTTTTTCCTGTATACGATGAGAATGATAAATATATGGTTGGATGTGTCGGTAGAACTATCGGTAATGACCCAAGAAAATGGATTAATCAAAAAGGTTTTAACAAATCAAACTTTTTGTACAATTACGGAAAAGCACTTGATAACATTGCTCAAAGTGCGACTATAATATTGACAGAAGGTCAAGGTGATGTAATTCGCTTATGGGAGGCTGGTATCAAAAATGCTGTTGGAATTTTTGGTTCTAAAATTAGTGATGCTCAAGAGTTTCTAATTCAGAAGACGGGTGTTTCAAATGTGGTTATAATATCGGATAATGACAAAGCAGGCAATGCTTGTAAAAAAGATATACATGAGCGATTGAAATACTTATTTAATATTTATACTGTAGAGCTTCCCAAAAACGATGTTGGCGATATGACAATTCATGAAGTCAATGAAGTTATCAAACCTCAAATTCAAGGAAAATTTTAATGACTCACATCATTGCATTATGTGGTAAAAAACAATCAGGAAAAACCACACTTTCTAATTATCTACATGGCTATGAAATGAAGCGTCATGATATTATTGAAAAGTTTCTTGTTTCACCAGAAGGAAATCTTGTGGTGAATTGTACATTTCATGATGAAAATGGGAAAGAGTTTGAAGAGATGGGTGTGTTGGATTTACAGCAGACTAGTGATGAATTTTTTCAGTATGCCTCTCGTAGGATTTGGCCTTTAATTCGTGCTTACAACTTTGCGGATGCTCTAAAAGAAATGTGTGTGATGTTGTTCAATGTTCCAGTCGAATGTGTATATGGCACTGACGAACAAAAGAACCAACCGCAGGAGCATTTGCTGTGGGAAAACATGCCGGGAATATCGAAAGAAGGCCCAATGACCGCTCGTGAATTTATGCAGTATCTTGGCACAGATATTATGCGTAAGATGTACGTGCCAATCTGGTTGGAAAATT